GTGTTCTAAATTTACGTATCTCGATCTATTCACGGAGCGTGAGATGATGCATAAAATAAGTACTTTTCTCACAGAAATTAATTCCAAACCAATTGGAGATATAAGGGATGCGCTCACACTACAACTATTTGAATTCGTGACAAAGTATTATAAATGTTTAATGATTCCAGATGTAAAATATAAGAAATTATGGAGTACAATTTACAAAAAGAATATAGAACTATCCGAGGATGATGATCGCTTTAAAAAATTCACGTATGAGCTTTATTTTATAAAAAAATTGGCTTCAAGGATCAAAAAACCTAAAAGGAGGCGTACCGATCGCCGTCGTAGATCAATGAGACGACGGAAACCCTTCTGGATAAGGGTATTTCCTTACCCATAAATTACAAATCCATTTATCCCCCGACTTTACTGGTTTACCCCCATGTAAAGCCCTGGCTGTCATGAGATTATAGTTGTCTAATGTATCGAAAAATAACGCGTCACCAGCCTTGAGTGTATAGCTCTTATTTATGTTTGGGAATACAGTCTCACCACCACTGTATCCATCATTCAATGCGAGTATGAATGTATACACCCGCATATTCTCCTCATTAGCGAACGCATCTTGATGGGGTTTATAGTACCCACCAGCTTTGTATCTAACAACTTGGAGTTTCTCACAATTATCTATAGGTCTGTCTGTGTGTTTCAGGCATTTTCTCATCACGGTATCAACAATTTTATCATCTCTACCCAACCACGCGGTATCACTCTTACGAAAACTTGTGTCAATCTTCTTGTCTGTCGAGATGGTCGACGGTTCGAGTTTACCAGATGCTTCTTGTATGATGTGTCTTCGCTCCTCTTCTGTGATAAAATTCTCTATCAACGTTGGCTCGGGGTACCTCGGTAACATATACAAAATTACGAGAGCTAGTATGAGTATGATCAAACTATCATTCATCTTAGTATTTAGAAATATAAATTTTTTGGTAATACACAATTATATCGTTTCCGTATTGTTTCAAAAATTTCATTTCCATACATGAACAATTTTGATAACAAGTCTATGAATTCCGGTTGTCGTGATGGTTCGAGTATAAATTGGCGGAGGATATCTCCACCCGTGTGGGTCAACATTTCGAATATATGCGACATGTCCCTCATCTTATCCTTATATTTCTCCTGTCTCTGTAAAAATGTCTTAAACGTCTTTTCGTCAAGTTGATTGAGCATATACGCAACACGGGCATGTAAGTTATCAATAGGTTCCAAGTCAATGTACGCATTCTCCCTATCAGCATAAAAGATATAGGTTGATAGATTAAGTAATTCGTCGGATGCCCCGGCTTGACGCAGCTCCCTGTACGTCGGTATACCACCACATGGGATATCTCCATGTTCCCTGCTCACACCCCCTTTCCTCTTAAATTCGATAAAATGTGGGTTGTGTATACGCCCAGTTGCGATTTCACCAGATCTCCAATCGAACGCCGTGTGACAGTTGATACACCACATTTGTGAACACCCACTGGATTTGTATATTACCGTTCCACATTTGGGACACGACTTGCTATCTCGGTTTAATAACTTCATCGTCTTTACAATTTGTGGGTCACACACATGGTCATCCCCGAAGGGTTCTAAACAGTCTTTACAAAAGTTATTACGGCACAAACCACAGAAATAATCTTCGTTTAGGAATCCTTTACATTCCTCAATTGGACACTTACGGGTAAATTTTATTTGGGTATTCACATGTAATTCACCACGGTTTCTCAATTCTTCGATTTTAACATATACTTCTTCCAAGTTGCGATGTATTGTTACTATTTCTGGATGTTCTAAGAGTTCCTCATCTGTAATCGGGTACGATACCCGGTATGTCTCGTATAAGTCTATCAAAGACCTACGGAGTTCCCTGGCTTCGTGTCGAAGTCTCCGTATCTCAAGTACCCTCTCAACTTCTACCTGTGTTTGGGGCATGAGAGCCTTTTCCCGTTCGAATAATACATTTTCCCTGTGACGCTTCAATTCAACATTTCGAAAATACTTTGTACAAAATGAATCAACGTATTCACGACTCCATAACGTTTTACACCCCATACAATGAGGATCTTCGAAAGTTGAAAGAATATACTTTTGTGAACAAGATCGACAACTCATTAAATCACAAAAGGGGCATTCGACTTTTTTGTGGTGTATCTTGTTAAATTTTTCACAACACACGTCGCATGTATTCATTAACTTAAAGGAAGTTTATATCTTTAAATGATAATTACTGAAAGGTTACAAAATCGCTAATCATTTCATGAACATCATCTCTCTCGTATACTGTCTGTGAAAAGAACAGGGTCATTTCCGCTAATCCATATGACAAGTAGGTACCCCTGTACTTCTCATAAATATTTGCGAGTTCATCCAAATGTGCGTCACACCATTCGTCAACATCCTCCTTCGACATATCTCTATGGAGACCCTGTTCAATGAAGTCAGCGACTTCATCACACAGGGGCATGTCGGTCACAACAGTGCAATCGTCGTCGGGGTGAATCATTGATACTGATATTTTTGGTATTTACTTTTTACTTAGGCTTCGAAATAAACGTCTAGCCTCTGCGTTTACCTTAGCCGGGCTGAGCCTGGGGTTCTTTTTCTTTACATCCTTCTTCAGTTTTTTTAGCAAAGCCCTGTTATCGACCCGACGTTCGGAACGCTTACGGCTACTATTCTTGGAATCGTTTCTAATAATCGCCCCTTCGATCCGACCACGAAGTTTCGCTACGTTTGTTCGAGATTGCAAACGATTGATATTTCTACCGAAGTTTGTACTCGTATTCTTTGCCAATTCCCGGAGTTCGACCTTTTTAGCATTGATGAAATTCTCGCGAGATGCATACTTCATCTTCTTCTTGGGTTCATTCGAATTCGCATTCGCATTCGAGTTGTAGTTAGATATCACAGAGTTTGTGTTGTTGTTGTTGCTGTTGCTGTTGCTGTTCGCCTTATTCTTCACTTGAATTTCTATGAGCGTACGCCGAGCATTCGCGTTGTTCGCAAACTGTACGACCTTTCTACGATGGTCCATCTTCTCGACTTTAGTGAGACCCATCTTCGTGTATTTGTTTTCTATATTTTTACGAAGTTCCGCCTTTTGGTTCAGTTTGTTTTCGATGTCTTTCAAATTCTCCATGGTATCAGCTTCTCTCAACTGTTTCGCCCACTGACCGATCCGACCCTTATCTAAGCCACGCCTCTCAGTGAAAACACCGGCATTGTCGGGTCTCAAATTCAACTCCTTCGTAACTTTATTCTTGATTCTGCTTCGCTCGGAGTTAAGATTCGTTACCATATTACGTACCACATTTTCCTGTTTTTCAACTTCTTCGGGGATATTGTTTACACTTTTCCTAATGTTGGTGTTAGTGAGAGCCGAGGCTGAAATTTCGCCGTTGGTGTTATTAAATAGGGGGTTGTTCACCATTTTTACACTGTTATTGATTTTAAACGTGTTGTTAGACGCGTTCTCAAATACGTTATTTTTATTGGGCTCAGCCGCACGCCCACCTTTCCTGATAGTCCTAGGAGCACGGATGCCGACGTTTGTTTTGACTTCATTTGTGAGTTGACTGAGAATCTTGTTCGCTACGAATTCGATATCTTTCTTGTTATTCGAAACATTTTTGGGTTGCGCAGAAACTTTCCTAGCAGTCTTGTTGACTCGAACATTAATAGTTGTTTTGATATCCTTTGTGAGTCTATTAAAAATCTTATTCTCTACGAAACTGATATCTTTCTTGTTGTTCGAAACATTTTTGATTTCAGACTTAACATCCTTAATAACTTCATTAACTACGTTATCGGTGATGTTCACCTTGGGGCGAGATACTCGTTTATTTATAGCTGGAGTGATATCTTTCTTTAACAATTGGTTCATGATATCATTCGTCACGTCGGTACGAACCTTCGAGGCGTTCACCTGGTTCGCACCGTTCACCTGGTTCGCACCGTTCACCCGCTGGTTCACAGAATTTGTGATTTCCTTTTTCAATAACCGATCAAGTATATCGTCAGAGACGTTTTTCAAAATAGCATTATCACCCTTGTTTCGTAGTTGATGTCGGACGTCTTTATTGACTTCATTCATAATTTTATTGACTACATAGTCAACATCACTGTTAGCGTTATTCTTTTTATTACCACCACCGGTTAGAGCGTTAAATATACTAGGTTGGTTGACGTTCGCGTTATTCTTTTTATTACCACCACCGGTTAGAGCGTTAAATATACTGGGTTGGTTGTTGGTACCCACTCCAGTGTTAGCAGTACCGGCTTGGTTGTTGGTACCCACTCCAGTGTTAGCAGTACCAGCTTGGTTGTTGGTACCTACTCCAGTGTTAGCAGTACCAGCTTGGTTGTTGGTACCCACTCCAGTGTTAGCAGTACCAGCCTGATTGTTGGTACCCACTCCAGTGTTAGCGGTACCGGCATTTTTCTTGCATCTACCCATCATCCGGTTCATCATTCCACACTTCTTAGAACCATCAGCCACGGCAGCAGCACCCGCGGCGGCAGCACCCGCGGCAGCAGCACCCGCGGTGACACTGGCGTTCGTATTCTTCTTCTTAGACAACCAGTTGAACATACCGGGTTTTTTGGGTCCACCTGTCACAGGTACATTCTGCGGGGTTTCCTCCTTCTTATTCAAAAATCCAGGCTTCTTCTTGAAAACTCCCCCAAGACTGGCTTGTTGCGAGGTATTCAAAAATCCAGGCTTCTTCTTGAAAACTCCCCCAAGATTGACTCTTTGGGGGGTGGGAGCTTGATTTGAAACCACACTTGGTTGATTGGAAACAATGTTTCGCTTATTACCACTTGGAATACGGATAGACTGTTGTTGTTGTTTATTCTTGGTGTTAGATACAATTGTTGGTTTGAACGAGAGTCGTTTTGGGAAAAGTACGGTAGGGGGTCCACCGAAAATATCGGTTTGTAATTTCACACCCGGTTTATTACCGGAAGCGTTCACCGTTCCAGAATTTCTATTCACTGCTGCGTTGTTGTAACGGTTGGTGTTCGTGTTCACTGCTGTGTTGTTGTAACGGTTGGCGTTCGTGTTCACTGCTGTGTTGTTGTAACGGTTGGCGTTCGCGTTCACTGCTGTGTTATTGTAACGGTTGGCGTTCGTGTTCACTGCTGTGTTATTGTAACGGTTGGCGTTCGCGTTCACTGCTGTGTTGTTGACATTTCGCTCTTCTTTTTTTACAACGAGACGTTTGGTTACGATTTTCACTGGCTCATGAACTTTCAAATACCTGAGACGCTTACCAATGGCATCAACCAATTGTTTTTTGGTCATCTGTTCAATTTGAGATGTGAGACCAACTTTACGAGCAATTCGTTTCAGATCTACCCGTTTGGTTGAAGAATCGAAGAGGAGTTCGTAATCCATATGTTTCAAAGGACTCGCTCTGTCGAGCAAATACGTTCGATCGGAGGTCATAACAAGGGGTGGTAGAGGTAACTTACTGGCGTGTATGTTATCATATGCCTCGCACATTTGTTTCCTTGTGAGTTTAATATCTTCCCCAGCTTGCATTTTTATCATCTTTCTGAGGGTTTCTATATCAGCGTCTGAATCGCACGCTTCAATCATTTATATTAAACTAACAAAAAAAAGTATTATCGAGACGAGTGTCCCAAATTATATAATTTTACTTTTTCTTCATATGGCATGTTAAAATTAAACACATCTGTATCACCAACATTTATGTTCACCAGATCAATCGGTATATTATACGTCACCCTGTTGGAAAGTGCAGAACGAACGAGAATATCTACAAATTGTTTAGGTGTATCTATACTTTCATGAAATATTGTAGCAGTCTTAACCTGTATACATGTGATTTCATGTGGCTTTTTATCCATAAACGGTGTGAGTGGATATTCTTCTTTTGTTGCCCCATCTACGAACATGAATCCATCGTATTTTCCACATGAAAAAATAAACGGTACCGCCATACTCATACAGACTGCATCTATGATTTTCATGTCCGGGTGTGTATCCTTTGAAAAGTATACAGTCTCCGATGTATTTAAACAATACGCTGCGATATACACCTTCATGTTTATTTCCGCAAATGTTGGGTCAGATCCACATATTTTTACTAATTTTTTACGTATTGGATCCATCGACACAAACCCAAATTTGGTAAAAAATGACCCTAATCGTATCTTCACGTATTTCGGGACATTTAATTCGAGACACACATCCATGATTTCATCTACCGACATCCCCACGGCTAAAAATAGTGTTAATATTGCGCCGGCGGATGACCCTGAAATTTCCTTCACATCTGCCAAGGAAGATTCTCGTGCTTTCAAGCACCCCACGAGTGAAAATATCCCCATAGACGCTGGTCCTAATACGAGATACTTCATCTTCTTACTTAATAGAATTGAGGAAATTGACGACGTAAAAGCGCAAATACCACGGCAAACACGACTGTATGTGTCATCATCGACTCGATGCTTGTCTGCCCGGACATGTAAACCCCGCCAGACCCTGGAGGTAGTGTGAGGAGAATACCAGGGCTTAATGCGACAAAGAGAGACGTCGTCACGATGAGATCCGTCTGTGTGAGGACGAGACCCAACGCCTTNGCGACNAGNCTGTATACCAGGAAGAACACGAGTGCGTGGAAGAATACGGACATTTGGTCTGTAGTTTGGTTCATATACGTGATTTTTGAGCCGTCGGTCTTGAGAAGAAGACCGGGGCTCAGCGCGAGAAAAAGAGCCGCTGGTATAGCAACTTTCCGTGTCGTGATATCGGGGAGCATTTAATATAGGTGCATATATTTTTTCGTGAAATCGAGGAAGTGGTAAAACGTGGCACCTCGCATCATTTCTTCATGGAGACCATTTTGNTTGACGATGCGTCGGATGTTTACCCAGATATTATACATCTCATCTTCATATTCATACGTAACACCTTCATCATCCAAATCATCGTGATCGATATAACAAAATTCGACAAAGTCACAAAATTTACCGGAATGTTCAATGTGAGAATCATACAGTAGGTTCAGTACCGCGTTCCACATACTATGCAGTTCATCTGAGTATTCGACTTCCCAGTCTTCGATATTCAGAGGAGTGTGTTCGTTATATTCATCGTCATCACTGACGTCGGCATCAAACCCGATAGTCGCTTCGTCAACGTATTGGCTCCAGACCATCGTGCTTTACTTATTCTCTTTCTCGGGTTTATCCTTTATACCAGTTAGCGAAAGAGAGGTAGACTCTTTCGTTTTAAGTCCATCCTTAATGGCATTTAGGGCTCCTTCGACTTTAGTCTCATCCCCACCAAAAAAGGTCATCAGACCCTCTTTAATGGCATCCTTGTTCATACCGGCTTTCCTGACACTTTTACGTAAACTGATTTTACCCTTCCTGAGGTTAATGGTATCAATACCCTGAGAAACCATGTGTTTTTTTACATTTTCCTTCAGGCGCTTTTCTTCTTGGTTAAGGACCTTGATATCGGATTTAGCTTCAGAAAGTTGCTTGGTAAGTTCTACGAGCTTAGATACACTTTCAGACAGTTCATTTGAAACAGAAGTCATTATTTAATAGTATTACTACCTAATCTTTAAGCGCACAAACCACGCTGCATGGTATCAGGGACGATGGTGGAGTTGTTCCAGACGAAAGGCGCCTTGGGGTTAGGGGGGTCCTTGCGGATCTGCTGGTTGGCGTTGCGGAGGGCACCACCGATAGTCTCGGGGTAACCGATCTGCTTACGGGGCTCGAGGAAGTTCTGTCCCTTGAGGACTTCCTCTGGGGCAAACTGACCAAAGTCCTCCTTGGACGCAAC